CTGATTGTTATAATGCCGTTCCGTATCAGGAAGCGGCTCTTACAGTCCAGCGTGACGATCTCGCTGATGGCGTCTTTGACCTTTCCTTTGCAGACTTTCCCTCGGGGATAGACCTTGTCTTCAACGAGCTCCATTTGGCCGACCTCAAGGCCGAACATCGTGAGAAGGTCATTCAGCACGGCGCTTGCTTTGATGCCGGCCAAATAGGTTTTGTTGACCTCTTTTGAGAGCCATTCGTCCAGGGCCTCCACGGCCTCGATGGTGGTTATCCAGTCCGTTGCCTGCTTTTTCGAGCTGGCCCGTGATACCTTCCCGACGAAAATCGTTCCGACGTCACCCTCATATCCGGCGTTCAGAATGACGACCATTCCTTTCTTGATGCTGGCCCGTGTGCTCTGCGAAAGGTTGTAGGCCGCGACGGTAGCCGTTCCGAGTTCTTCGCTGTCCTGGAACGGCACGTCGAATGTGAAGAAAAGGCTCGAAAGGTCGTAACGCTTCGGCCCGAGCTGGAGGCTCGCTGCGCGTTTCCAGAAATTCATGCCGTCACCCTTTCGTATAGATAGAGCTTTACTTGCTTCCCAAAGTTTTCCCAGGTGACTTCATGGATGTTGTCTCCGGTGAGGCAAATCGGAATAATAACCGGGATGGGGAAGCGTTCGTCTTCGACGCTGTTGAAAAGCGGCCGCCCATATCTGACAATATCACCGTAAACAAGGAGCTCGCCGGTTGCGGTAATGGAGAGGTCGGCGGTGAAAAATCCGCCGGCCTCGTTGTACTTGATGCAGAACGTATAGGTTTTGTCCTGGAGCTTTACCGAAAAATTGTACGGCACCTTCCTGGTGTCGATTTCGATGTAGTTGACCTCATTCCCGAGGTCAATCAATTTCAGACCTTCCATACCGTTCTCCTTTACGCTGCGGAGAAGGCGGCGGCGTTTCGAGCGTTCGGGCCGCTGCTGCTGGCAGGCTTGTTCTGGTAGCTCTTGACGTATGCAGAGTATGCGCTGCTGGAAATTGTTTCGCCGACCGTGCTTTTCAGCCCTTCGGCGCCGGTCGCCTTCGTCTGATTTGTGCTGCTGGCGCTGGTGCTTGCGCCTGCGTCCTGGGCGCTCATAAGCTGTTCACCCATTTCGACGTAATCCGAGGAGGCCAGATTGACGACCTGGAGCTGCATAGTGAACTTCGCGCCGTTCGCGTTCTTCGCGTCGGTGGATGTACTCAGCGACGTAATGACGCAGTTAGAAATGCGGTTCCGGCCGGTGTAGGTCAAGATGTCTTTCTGGTTCCACATACGGCGCATGAGCGCCGCTTGCCCGTCGCCATTGATGGTGACGCCGGTGATGGTGAATTTGATGGGGTCATTGACGACATGATCGTTGATATCGCTGCCTTGCTCAACGGGGTTCGACGTCACTTTGCTGGTGCGCTGGACGCTTTCGTTTATGACGACGCCCGTTGTGCGAGCATCAAGCCGAACCGTGCCGCAGCTCCCCGAAAGGGTGTATGCCATGTTGTAGTCCTCCTATCGTGCGAAGCCGCCTTGCATAGCGCGGTGGTGGTATTCCTGCTCTTTCTTCTCCTCCCAGAACTGTTCCATCATTTCGCGCACCTTGTCGGCGATACTCTCAGCCGCGTCCGGCGCTGCTGTCTCTCCGGTCAGCGTAATGCTGATTTGGGGAGAAAATGTACTATGGTCTTGGAAAGAGGCGCTTTCGCTGCTGGTGGAATTGTTGATGATTTGGTCTGTCTTATCGGCCGGGATAATTGCTGTGCCCTGAGGCAGGAAGGCAAGCTCGCCGCCCTCCTCGTTCATGCGCGTCCAGCCGCCGGCGAAGCTCGGTGTACCGTCTGCGTTCCCGGGAATATTTACGCCGGTAACGCTGATATTCGCATTGCTGACGCTCTGCGCTGCGGTGGCAATCCGCGTAAAAGCGGCACAAATCTTGGTGGCGCCGTCTTCTGCAGCGGTTGTCATGCGCGTCCATGCGTCTTCTGCGTCAAGCGTCATTCTCGCGTAGGCGGTCTCAGCGTCGTCGGCCATTGCGGTGTAATTCTCGTTACCGATTTCTCTGGCGGCGGTGGCTGCTTCCGTCATGGCGTCCTGCGCGTCCTGGGAGGCCGCAGAAACGCTCGCAGAATATTCCGAGGTATCTATTGCCAGGGAAGTCTCCGTGCCTGCTGCGTCGTCCAGGCCGCTCACGGCGCCGGTCAAATCATCTACGGCGTCGCTGCTGTCTTTTGCTCCGCCGAAAATACCGGCAAAGAAATTCGCTACCTTGCTCACGCCGTTGGCAAAGAAGCCGATTAGATCGCTCACCCAGCCGACGACAGTGCCGAGCACGTCGGCGACGATTTCCAAGAGAGGGGAAAGTGCCTCGATGATAGGAAGCACCACGCCGGAAAGAACGGTCGAAAGGGCGCCAATAAGGGTCTGAGCCGTAGGCAGAATTGCGGAAATGAGATTTGAGCCGATGTCGATGATGGGCCCGAGGGCGTCTGCGAGTACGCCGATGATCTCGCAAAGGGGCGGCATCACGGCGCCGGCCAGCTCGCCGACGATGGAGCCGACAGCGGAAAAGGCTTGCCCGAGGACGGGGAGAATTTGACCGGAGACCTGTTCTATAACCGGCATGAGCGGCTGAATGACATCCTGGTTTAGAACATTGAAAATCTCAATGAGCGGTGGGAGCGCGTAGCTTACGAGCTGACTGATAATATCAGCCAGCGGCGGCAAAATCGTTCCGGCGAGGTCTCCGAAGATTTGTAGCAGCGGGCCCGCTGCGCTTGCGACGGTGCCGAGCACGGTCGTGAACGCGGGAATGAGGTTTTGCCCGAGCTCTACCAAAACGGGGGCGACGCTGGCCAGCCCGTCCGCAAGGACATCAACGAATGACAGGAGCATCGGCTCCAGGGTGGGCCAGCTATCGACCACGGAATCTACGACGGTTTCAACCGCCGGCGCGAACTTGCTGCCTGCGGTAGACAAGAAATCATTGAAAATGCCCTTGAGAGACTTCGTAGAATTGACGAGGCCGTCCGTCTGCGTGATCGCGGCCTCTTGTATAGCCTCGCTCTGCATCAGGATAGCGTTTAGTCTCACCTGGGCGGCCGCTGCGTCGTCGAGGCTGTCAATATTCTCTCCGAGCCCCAGCGCCGCTGCGCTCTGCTTTAGTGCAGTTTCATCAAGCATTATGCCGTACTCTGTAAGTGCGGCCGTGTCGCCTCCAATGGCGCTTTGAATTACAGATAGTGCTTCGGCGTCCTCCATGTTGAAGGCATTACCGAAGTCGTATGCGAGGGATGTGGTGATTTCGGAAAGGTCTTGCGCCGCTTCCGAGGTTATCCCGAGGTTTTTATACATGGCCTGGTTCGAGACCATGAAACTCTTTACCTCGTCTTCGCTGCGGTGTACGGCGTCCGAGTAGTTTTCCACCCATTCGGCGGCGTCGGAGGTAAAGAGCGCGTCGAACTTCTTCGCGGTGTTTTCCCCGGCCGCAAAGGCATTGAGCGCAGCCTCTCCAAACTTCACAAGCAGCTCGGTCGCTTTTTTGATAGCCTCAAAACCGACGAACTTCTTGATAACAGAGCCGAGGGCTTCGGAGACCTTATTGCCTGCCTCCTCGCCGGCGTCACCCATGTCCTCTAAATCCTGCTCCGCGTCGTTTGCTTCGTCCCCGGTCTCTTGCTCGCCCTTCTTTGCCTTCCGAAGGGCTTCCACAAGGTTGTTGCGAATGGTCTTAATCGGATGCCGGAAGGCGGTGCCGATTTTCTTGGCTCCGGTCTCGAACGCCTTTGCGAAGCCTTTGACTTTGTTTGTGGAAAAGTCGATTGCACCAGTAATTCCGGTGCCGAAGCTCTTGGCGATGCTTTTTCCTGCCTCAAGGCCGTCGGCCATTGTCTGCTTAAATGCGTCACCGAGGCTTTCCGCCTCCTGGGCGGTTTTCCTGATTTGTGCCCGGAAGGCATCGGCATCATCGCCGGCGTCGTCCAGGCCGTTGCCGAACTGTCGCGTTGTCTTCTCCGCTGCGCTGGTTGCGTTGCCGACGTTTTGCGCGGCTGCTGCGGCGTCGTCTGCTGCATCGGAGAAGGCGGCGGCGCCGTTCCGGGCGGCTGTGCAGGCGGAAACTGTTCCGGCGCCGAACTTCTGTGCGCCCATTTCGACGGCCCCGAGCTTTTGCTCCAGCTCGTCAACCTTTTGGGTTAGCTGTTCTATCGAGCTATCGGCGTCGCTGGTCTCAAATCCTACGCCATATTGAAGCTCTCTTGCATCGTCCACCTGTGTCACCTCCTTGGAAAAAGAAGTAGCCCCCGGAAAATCCGGGAGCTACTGTCTGCTTTTCGCTTTCTCCCGCGCTTCCGGGAGCCATTTTTCCATATACAAGAGCTTGGCTTCGACCGCCTCGCGGTATCAAAGCCGGGGACGCCCATGATCTGGACAGGGCCTCCGGTGGTCTGCAACGTCAGCACCTTCGGTGTCGTGATGATATGGAGGTTTCTGGCGTCCTTCGTAAGCTCCGCCAAAAGCTCAAAGGCGCGGGGGTTATCGTGATTTTCTGTTCCAAACAGCAGCACTACCGCGCTGTTCGCCTCGCAAAGAGGCCGGATGAAATGCGTCACGGCGTCGTTCACGTCCTCAAGGGCCGTATCAGCCCATACGCGAGAGCGGTTAAAAAGGTCGCCGGCGATGATTGCGAGGTCGGGCTTCTCTGCCTGGGCGGAGGCTACGATAGCCTCCATACACCGCAAGGTATCAAGCCTGCGGAGGTTTTGGCCGTCTTTCGTCGGCCCTGTCAGGTCGCCGAGGTGTGTATCGGCGGTATGTAAAACTTTCATAGGTTATCTCCTTTTTTAGCGCCAGCGTCTTGCGGGGTATGGGCCGATGTATCGAGAGAGGTTGTAGATGTATGCGCCGCAGCGGACGCATACATCGTTCTTTCCCCAATATCCGAGCTTCTTCATCCCTCGGACGCTGCCGGTGTAGTGAATAGATGGATGCTGGCCTTTCTGGCCTTCGGTGAGCCTCATGTACCTCAAACAGATTCCTCCTTTGCAAGCGCGGCCGCAAGCTCCTGGAGCATCTTGTCGATGGCTTCCGCGTCACAAACGAGTTCACGGGTGCTCGGGACACCATTGACGCCGTTCCGCCTTGCGTCTATCCACATTTCGATGTGTTCGTCGATGTCCCACCCCGCCGCGTATTCCTTGACGTTCTGAATGAAGTCCTTGGAATCTACGCAAATATTGAAATCTTCTCCGGCCGGGGAAAACTTTGCAAGCTCGATTGTTCCGTCGTCATCCTCACGAACCGTCCATTCAAGGCGCTCACAGATGTCGGAGAGCTTCTTGTCAAGAGCCATATCAGCGTCCTCCGCGCTGCGCGGAACGTGCCTTATCCTGGCAGACCTGGCAGAGGGCGCGGCCGTAGATGCGCTTGCTATACGCAACGATGTCGCTTACCTTCCAGTTCTTCCCCGGGGGAGAGACGATTTTCCGGTGGCAGTCCGCGCAGATGTCGTCTTCTGTGCTTTGCGGTTCGCCCCAAGCGCCGCTTGCCGCGCCTTCGTCGCCCCATTCGCCGCCTTCGGGCTCGTCGGGGTCTTCTGCGGGGTCGTACTGGCCGGGCCCTTCGTCGG